AGCAACTTTAATGAGTAAACAACGAGTGAAAAAGCGTTTTACATCAGAAGTTAATATCATTGATTTCCAGCCGTATCTTCCGGCAAAAAAGCAACGTGTCAGCATTAATGCACGTAACGCTAATCAGAAACTATACCTCCAAAAATTGTACGCAGAAACTACTAGCATAGTGCTTGCTATTGGTCCTGCCGGCACGGGTAAAACCATGTTGGCTGTGCAATACGGAATTAAACTGTTTCAGGAAGGCAAAGTTGACAGAATCGTGGTAACCAGACCCGCCGTGTCCGTAGATGAAGATTTAGGATTTTTACCAGGTGACTTAAATGAAAAGATGGCACCGTGGACCCGTCCTATATTTGACGTCTTGGGCGAATATTATCAAAAGAAAGAAATAGCAAACATGCTAGAGGAAGGTGTTATTGAAATAAGCCCACTTGCGTACATGCGTGGACGCACATTTAAAAACGCATACATAGTTGCAGATGAAATGCAAAATGCCACACAAAATCAAATGAAAATGCTACTGACCCGTTTAGGAGAGGGTTCTAAGATGGTAGTGACAGGCGATTTGGCCCAAGCAGACCGATTGAGCGATAATGGTCTAATTGATTTCTGTAACTTGCTCGAACAAAAAGAATATTTGGAACATATCGACATTATTCGATTTGACGCCAAGGACATCGAACGCCATAATGCCGTGAAGGAGGTGTTAGCGGTTTATGGAGAATAAGTGATGTAAAAAAAGGGCCCCAGTGGCCCTTTTTTGTTTTACAAGTGTGATAACCGTATTAGTGTTGCTGCAAGATTGATTTCAGGATCGATGATACTTCTATGGTCGACTAACCCTTGTTTAATTAATAAAATAGCTTTATCCTGTTTAGCTGGATCATCAAATACATTAGCAATATTTGTATACAACCAAGTATAAATCTGTTCCATTTCTTCCGGCCTTGCACGGCCACATAAGAATTTACGTGCTTCTTGTATCTTACCAGCTTTAAATAGCTCAACCATTTGATATTTGTAATCTAATGTACCGGCATCTTCTTGATGTGGGCTATGCAACTTTCCTTCGCTGGTATTTTGTTGTAACAGATTTAAACATTTACGCAGGTCTGGATAAGTTGTGCTTACATACAAGTCTAATGTTTCTACATCAAACTCTACATTTTCGTCTAGTAAAATTGTAGCCGCACGAGCTGTAAACTCTGTTTGATCCAGTTTAGTAAAATGAAATTGTTGACAACGACTATGTAATGCCGGTACAACCATATTAGGGTTATTACAAGTTAAGATAAATCTAGCGTAGTTTGAGTATTCTTCAATAATACCTTTTAAACTGTCTTGTGCTTGCGGACTTAAACGATCTGCTTCGTCAAGTAGTACAACTTTAAATGGTCCCCACGCAATGCTACTAATAAACGGGACAATTTTATTACGGATAAAATCAATACCAGTTTCGCGTGATGCATTGACGTCTAACACATCAGCATCTTCGATTCCAATTTCATGGACTAAAATCTTAGCCATAGTAGTTTTACCAATACCTGGTGTACCACTTAACAACAAGTGCGGAATACTTTTATCTTTGATCCAGCTTTCAACTTGACGCTTTTGAGCGTTATCTCTCCAAACATAACCGTCCATGCTTTTTGGACGATATTTGTCAACCCATAATTCAATCATGTTAATCCTAATATTGTGTGTAAATTCCAACCGACAAGACATGACCAGATCATTGCTTGTCCGATTCTATAATCATCATACGATGTTTTGGCAAAAAATGCCGATGCTAATAATGCTATTAAAGATAAAGCAAAGTCCATGCGAGTCTCCTTTAGCTTATTGTACAGGTGAAAACAGGGCTAGTCAATAGCCCTGTTACTCGAATAGTTGGATTATTGTTCGAAACTTGGTCTAGCAAATGAAGCAGGATCAAAACTTGCGTGTTCTACTTTACTATGCATACCAAATGTATTGTCTCCAGGATCTTCGTCAGTAACCATTAAAATAGCTTTTGTGTCTGCTCGACGAATAACGATTTCATCACCGTTTTCATCTACGACAGTAACGCCACGGGTCCAACGACCGTGTTCTAATAGAATCCATTCACCGACTTTGACATCTTCTTGTTCTGGACCAATAGCCCAGACCCGGCCCCAACGATGGCGAATACCTTCACTTTTACCATTATCGCTTGGTAGCACAATACCGCTAGCGGTTTTGCGTTCTTCAAAATTCATATCCGTGACAAGGATGTTGTCACGGATTGGAATAATTTTACCTGTTACTACGTTCATTCCAACCCCTCTGGATCCATATCTTTAATAGCCTTGGCTTTTTGTGTTGGAGTTAGAGGTTTAATAGGTACTTCTATCTCTGGTTGTGGTTGCGGCTTTGCAACTTCTGGCTGTGGTTTGCGAACACTAACTTGTTCTGGAATTAGCGAGCTAGCAGGTTGAAGTTGTTCACGCTTGGCAACAATTTTGCCACCCGGACCAATCTTATCTCCGCGAGCGTTTACACTCATATTTCCTACAGCTATTGTCATTTCGTTTTGGCTAACTAGCTTAGTCATATCCACTTCACGGCCTTTGGCTGTGCGATATACGGTTCTTAATTGTTCTTTTTGTGCCATGTTAATCTCCTAGATTATATTAGTACTTATCTCAGGAATTCCTGCCAGTCTAAATTATATTTGACCGAGTCTATTTGATGTACGCCCAGTAAGTATAGAACAAAACTGGCTACACTGCTTCCACGTCCTACTCCCCAAACTATACCATTGGCATTACAAGTATCTACAAAATGCTTAGTCCATTGTAGTAATGGAATCATTTCGCGAGCTTCAAATGCGTCAAGTTCTGCGTTAACTCGATTACGTTGCTCATCGGTAGTACACCGATCTAAACACCATTTTTCAACATCAAAATCTCTGTATTCTGGGGGCATGAACCATTCGCTTTGCAGTGCTTGATCGAAATCTTCTATTGAGATTTGATCCAACTGTTCATTAAATCGTTGGAATGTAAATCCAGCTGTTTGTTCTAACTGTTCAATATCGTCACTGTAGTCTACAGTCATGTCTTTGAGACTGGTTAGTTTACCCTGATAAAGGGCTCGAAATATATCGACTGAATTAAAAATAGGATTACCGAATTGATCTAGGCGCATAGCCTACATTTTAATTGATATTAATCAACTTGTCAAGGCTTTTGTCGCCATTATTCATAAGTTTTTCCAAAGCAGCTTGTCGTCTTTTACTCAATTCTGCTTTGTAGTCTTCCAGCATCATACCCATTTGTTGGCGTAAACTTGTATTATGAGTCATGAAATATTTTTTAGTAAGGTCGCCAATCTTACTTTCTATTTCACTATCCTTAAGGATTGATAAATCGCCAGCCAGCGGATGCATTAGAATTCGCCTAGTCGTCTTATGTATACGTGACTTCCAGAGTCTACGGTGAATGCTTCTAGCAATTGAATTTTTTCTACGCCTGCTATGTAAGTAATTGGAGCAGAAGGAGCGCCAGTAACTGGGATAGTAATTGCAGATCCGCCTTGGGTTGTACTTACAGTAATAGCATTGCCAACTACACTAGTAATATAATAAACTGTTCCTACAGTAATACCATTACCGCTAGTTCCTGCAAATTTAATAGTTTGTCCTACAGCTAGTGAAGAATATGTGTCAACAGAAATAAGATTTCCAGTTTGATTAGTAGCTAATACAGAGCCAGCTGTTCCTAATGATAATGTTCCGACACCACCTGTACTGGTTAATAAACCTATACTATCTGAAGATGCTACAACAGATCCTGATTTTTCTGTAGTAAATGTTACAGTTTTAACGCTGGTAAGATCGTTACTCTTGATCATTAATCGTTGAACGCTATAATAACTAGAATTGGTAGGAGTTCCGTTTTGTGGCCAGTTAATAAATTCGATAGCAGTATTGGTATATTTGATACTAAATTGTTGCATTACACCGTTAGTAAAGTCCGAAGTCATCGATAGGTAATTTGGACTTGTATTATCTAATTGTAATTGCGGATAATATATACCACTGAACTGGTTAAACAAGCCGTTAGTAATTTGGCTACCATTTAAATTGTTTACAACAGGAGTACCGCCAGAGCTGGTTAAATCTGCGGCCAGCACAGTTCTAGTCTGTAGTCGAGACACTTCCAAATTGGCTGTTTCTAAAGCTGTATAAATTGTTTGAAAATTATCTCTAAATCCTTGGGTGCTGTTATCTTGCCCTGGAGTTGGGTAATTAGTTAAAATGGTTGAGTAAGCTATATTGCTCATACGGTTATCCTATCGTTTTTGAATACAAGGTATTTATCGTTGTGTAAAATGTCACCTTGTGAATTTAATACAGCATTTACAATATATCGATCTACTGTATAATCTAGCAATTTAAAGTCAAAACCGCTAAATTTAATGTTTAATAATATTGTATCTGCTGTTCCTATTTTACAGAAACACAATGGTATACACGGAATATACCCAATTTGTTCTTTTTGGCTAGTGGTAAAACTACGCATCCACAATGGCAAATAGTTACGTTCTGTATCTGCTGTACCAGTTGTTGAATCTATAGTTTCTGAAATTCGTTCACGCCAGTTGCTAATGCTGTTAGGATAGTATGTATTAACGTTTGGAGTACTTACTTTGTATCCTGTGCTGTCTATTGTAAATGGCATGGACGGCGTAGTTCCAATATCTACTGTAACTGTCTTAGGATTATTATTTTTTACGGTTATACTCGATGGCAAATGTTTTCCGTTGGGTTCCATAGGATCTATCATTTGTATATAGATAACTTCGTATACTGGATTTTCTGTAACAGGATCAACCGCAACAGCTTTCTTCAATGATCCAAATTGGAATCTTTTACGTTTGTGATTTAAACCAATAGCACTTACATACGCGGCCGCTTGTTCTGTTTGTATACCAGCATAAACTAACATAGTCAAACCTGTTTGTAATCCAAAATTTGAATCGTTTGGTCGATAAATGCTGCTAGGTGTAAAGATACTAGTATTGTTTATAAAGTCTTGCCATAGAATTCGTTGACTAGGAACCAACATAGGTTTAGTTACAATATTACTATAGTGTACTTTATTAACTTCATCTATGTGTAGTGTAAATATTCTTTCGGTAGCTCCATAGCCATATTGATCGGATGCGGTGATACCAAATGTAAACACACGTTCAAATGTAGTTGTACTATGATCAAAAGTAGTTGAAGTTGAAATATTATTTTGTTTATTATATCCAAGGTCAAATGTAGTAAGTCCTAATTCGCCTGTTGCAGCGTCATAATACTGGTTAGGTATTCCAATGATTTCACCATCTAAGTTTAAACTTAATCCATTTGGTAAACTACCACTTGTGATTGTATAGGAAACTACAGCATCTGGTACACTAGTTGAAGCATTTACAGACAATGTACATACATAGTCTGCTGGAATAGATCCAAGATTACTATTTGTATTCCAAGTAATTTCACTATTAACTAGTCCTAGAATAACAATAGTAAATGTTTTTTCAGCGGTAACTGATTCGTTGCCGTCTAATCTTGTAGCTTGTATAGTAAATGAATAAGTTTTAGTGACACTTGGTTGATAAGGAACCGTTCCATACACATCACCGGTGTTAGGATCAAACAACATTCCAGGAGGAAGTTTTGTAGAATCTACTATAGAAAACTCTACATTAGATGCATCGTACAATGCAATAGGTAATGTGATATAATTGTTAGCTCTAAAGGCACCTAAATAACTATTTGTAATCCACACAGGAGTACGAACATAGCTTGAACTAGCTAAGAAATCTCCTGCCATTCCATCTAGTATTGTACTGTCTGCATGGAATTCATCAGATCCTGCTACAAATATTCTAAAAATTCTTTGAGTAAGATTTACGCCGTCACTGAGTGTAACACGGAATTGATAGTTGGCACTTAGGCTAACAGGTTGATTAGATTCAACATTAAAGTCATAAAACACATCATCGTATTGATAACTGTCAAAACCATCAGTTGGAAGTTGTCCAAAATCAAACGCCACGCGATCGAACTGACTAGCATCGAATGTACCAGAACCGTCTGCTTTGGTGATTACTAATTGCGGTTGTATAAATCCTTCGATTACTCCAGTAGTACTTAGTGATAGTCCTGGCGGCAATGATCCGTCACCGTCTGCTATAAAGTAAGTTAATGGTTTACCTGTACTTGTATTAAAATCGTATGCTTCTATCTGATAAGACACATAGGTGCTATCTAATACATAGTATTGTCCGCCAAACCCAATAGGTAATTCTCCTTCTGGAGTAATAAATTCTGGTAGGTCTGTAGTGTAGACAAACATAGTAAATGTTCTGTCTGATATGCTGCTACCTTGTGTAGCACGAATACAAAATGTAAATTTAGTATTGTTAGTTGTTAAAAAAGGAGTTCCTAAAATCTTCCAAGAATTATTTTCATATCGTACAGCCAAGCCATCTGGTAATGTACCGCTTATGACACTATAAACAACGTTGGTTTGTTGATTTACAGGCAACGGTATAGTAACAGTTTTTGCTTGAACAAAACTGCCTAACGTATAACCTGATTGCTGTGTCCATGGATTAAATGACATAATATTAAACTATACGACCGAAGTCAATTTGATTTGTTGGTTGGGAGCCAGCAATACTTCCCATATCGATAACAAATCCTTCCTGATCGCGTATGCTAACACCGGTAGGATGCATGATGGACCCCATATCAACTGGTAATGCGTTACTAGCAATCATCGTTTGAATTAAGCCGCCAAACAATGCTATATCGTAACCAAATATTGTACTTTGTACATCTCCACCGTAAATACTATGACCGTTTTGATTTAAATTATGATTTAATAGTGGAGCAGGATCAGTCGCAAGATGTGTAACAGATTCTAGATCGATACTAGTTGTGTTGTCTACAATAGTTATTGTTGAGTTGTTGCTGGTTAAGGTTTTGAATTCTAAACTACTTCCGCTTTTCCCTGCGTACAAGGAAACGCCGTTCTCGGATGCATCAGTTGCACTATCGATTGGCGCACTAATAGATAAGGCAAGAAAGTTCTGATTTACTTTATCAAATGCTGTTTTTAAATCGTCACCTGTGCCATCGTTAGGGTAAGTTCCTGTATTAATATGTATTGGTGCTGTCATGATCTGCTCTCTTTAGTATATTTACCCGTTTTAAACATTGAATCTGTTGCGCAACGCTGTATAGTTCTGCTGTATTTGTGTTGATGTTAGTTTAGTACTATACAAAAACATGTTAGCCACATAACCAAATGGTTGATCGCTGGCG